AAGCTTACCGGTAATGGTTGCTTGAGCGGCGCCAATACCAGCAATATTCATCTCACCGCAAATCTGATTCTTCACCATATCTACAAATCTGCCAAGCTCTTGATAGCTGTCAAACGCATCGCCCTCGCCTTTACCCTTGAAGTAATCAACAATAAGAACATCAAGCCCTTGCGTATGTTTCACCTTATTCACAGCCGTAAAAATACTCTGTTGGTCAAACATTGGGATATAGATATGGGTGAACTTGCGCGTTTTTAACCATTCCTTTGCATCCAGAATACGCTTTTCCTCTTCGTCGCTATAATTGCCAGATGTCAATCGCTTGTACTCAATACCAGATAGGTGTGCCAAGATTCTTGATGTAAACAGTCGCGTATTTAGCTCACTGTCCAGATAGAGGACTGCGTAATCCTGCTTCAGCAAGTCAACTGCACAATTCAAAAGCATCATACTCTTGCCCTGCTTTTGCTCTGCGCCAAAGATGAACAGTTCTCCACGCTCAATGGTCGCATAATCGTTCAATGCAGGAAACTTAAAGGGAATACCTGCGTATCCAGCGCCTTGCCTACCTTTGATTTCTTCCCAGCATTTATCTACGACATCTTTGTATGGTGGGACTTCGTTTGTTGCTGAGAACTCCATCATCACATCATCCAGCATCTTGTAGATTTTCTGTTCGATGTTTTCTTCGGACGGCTGAGTGCAAAGCTTCTGGCACTCTTTGAGTTGCTGAAAAGTATCCCGCCTAAAAGCCGCATCCATAACATTGTTGACAAGCAACTTGTACTCTTCAACAGTATTTCGAGCAATGCTGTCACTGTTGTCCATCAATGTATAGAGCTGGTCGATACTGAGCTCATCTGCAAAACGCCTTGTCGCTTCTTTCGCAGACAGCGCTTGGATAATGTTATACGGGTCAATCGTCGTAATCCCGTCTCGTGCAAGAGAACAAATTGCCTGATAGATATAGCGGTTCTCCTCGTTAGTGAAATGGTTTGGCAACAGTTGCTCTGAGTAATATGAGAACTCCGGGTGATGAATCAGCGTAGCGATAATGCCAGCTTCGCTCTCAACCCTTGCCATGTCTTCACTTGCCCTAATAATTCATCACCTCTTTCTCATCAACTCGTAATACTCACACATATCCTGCATTTCACACAGGTGTGTGCATTTGAAAAACTCTACTGATGGTTTGAAATCTGATTCCTCACGAATCTTTCCGATGCTCTTCGCAAGCCATTCTTTAGATTCGGCGTATGCCTGTTCCTTAAATGGCTCTATGATAAACAGCTTATCTCTAAAGCAGTTGAAGCAAAGATTCTTTGGTGTCTTACCATATTCTTCTTCAACTGCCGCAGAGTAGATATAAAGCTGTCTTAAATAAGCATCCAACTCTTCGTCAGCCTTAGTTGGTTTTGCTCTGCTGCTTCGTGGTTTCAAAATCCTCGACTTGTTGTCTACGACATATAGGTTACCATCTTTTTCCCCAAGGAAGTCTATGTAACCAACAAACGGGATACCGTTTACTACGAAGTCAACTTTCTTTTCGACACCAACCATGCCATACGGGAATGGCTGAAGTGCTTTAAGATATTGCAAGCCGCCAGTAAAGTAACTACTGAACACCTTCCTGTTTGGAGCACGTCCCACAACTTCAGTTTTGAAGTCTTGCAAGTACATATCGACAATCTGCCTTGGCGTTTTTTCACCTTTGTGATACAACTCAATAAGCTTGTGCATAAAAGTACCATAGCTTGAAAAGAACATATCCTTACCATGAAACTTCTTTATGTACTTCAAGTACCACCTATACGGGCAATCCTCAAAAGCCTTTATTCGTGAGTAGCTCCACACCATGTCATCAATGAGTGGTGCGTAGTTTACTTCTCCCATAGGCGATTACCTTAGAATGGCAACCGGCTGTCATCAATTTCGCCATCATCAACCGTAGGCTGAGGGTCTGTGGTTTGAGAGCTACTCTCGTCGCCCTCAACTTCAAAGGAGAACATCTTGAAGTTGGTGTACGTCACCTTTTTCTCCTTGTCGTACTTTGTCGTGACATCAACGTCTCCAAGCTTAATGCGCTCGCCCTCTTTCAGGCAAGCAGCTTTCTTTGCCGCCGCAGTCCCAATGGCAAGAACAAAACCAGAAAAGTCTTGCTCGTACTCATTGGTCTGCTTGTTCTTTCTGCTGACCGACAACCGAACCTTTGTGCTCGTGTCGCTCATGGGAGTTACTTCCCAAATTTTTGCATAGGCACCTGTACGAAAACCCATAGTGTATCACTCCTCAATCTTAAACGTTTCCTTGAAATCCGACAGAAGTTTTCCTGCCAACACGGACTCTGTAATTGCAAAGTAGTTGCCGCCCTTTGCGTACTTGGATACAAACTTTTTAACATCGTCTGTTTTATCCTTATGCACACTGAGATACTCTTTCAGTGTCTCATCAAAACTCTGAATGATTTGCTCGGCAATCATTTTGTCCTCTGCTGTTTCCGCCGCTCTCTGCTTGCTACGGAATGCATCAGGGTCTGCATCAGGTGTAGCAATATTGAAGAACTTGAGCAGGAAATAACGATTCGAATATGTCAAACCAGAGCCAAATGCCTGAGAAGCATCTCCCTGTTGCCCAACAAGCGCCCACTCAACATCGATACGCTCTTCCGGGTTGTCGTTATCAACCCAAGACCACATCATATCTGCGCTAACCAAGACCTCGTTGTTGTTTTCTTCATAGATATCACCCTTGCCGGTAGTCTTGGTCTTTTTGTATGTATATGGGGACACAATTGTGCTGCCCTGCTTGATATTCGGAATCAGAGACAGACCATACTTGTCCATAAATACCGAGATTTTTGCGAGAATCTCATCCTCGGAAACATACTTGTAACCGTAGCCACTCTTGTTCTTCTGGATGACCTCCACTTGCTTTCTGATTCTGGCAAGTTTCTGATAAATGTTCATCTGTTCTGCCATTTCACCCCTCCATTAAATATGTCGCTCCCATGTCGGCAAGATGCAACAGGAGCGCCAGTTTGCTACGCTCAAAAATCTTACCAATGAAAGCGTTACCACCTTTTACTGCGGTGTCCCAACCGCCCATGTGGGCACGAATTGCCAAGATTTCTTCTGGCTCAAGGCGAATGAAATTCTGAAGGATGATAATAGACTTATCTGCGTGTTCTCCACAGGGAAATTTTTCATCAACCTCATAAACCTCTTTTTTATACCACTGCCCAGTCTCTTCATCTTTGACATTCCGAAAGCCCTTTTTGTAGTAGTTGACTTTACAAAGGTCGTGCATCAAAGAAACAATTGCGATTGTTTCCTCGCTATAGGTGCCTTGTAGTCCGGCTGCCTCGATTCCGATTTTCAAACAATCATAAACATTAAGAGAGTGTTGCAAAAGCCCACCCTCATAGCATCCATGATACCTTGTCGAAGCCGGTGCCACGAAGAAATCAGAATGTTCGAGCCAGTCCAGTAAAGAATCCGAACCCTCTCGCGTAACTGTTTCCTTGTAGACCGCGAGGAATCTTTCCTTTAATTCGCTCAATGAATCTCCTCCTTAATCAACGCACAACAGCTTGGCGAAGTTCTGCATGATTTTTTCATTCTTGTCGTGAGTGGTGCTGAGGCTGCTGCGAGTATCATTCAACCGCTGCATATATGTATCGATTTCATCCATCGTGGTCTGGATGTCACTGTTGACCGCTTGCAGATTATCAATGGTGTTCTGAGCCATCTGAACCGCATATGCGGACTCTTCTGTCAATTCAGCCAGACGCTTTTCCTTTTCCTGCAGCAAGTCCAATGCCTCTTGCTTTGTCTTCTTGAAAGCCATACACTTTCTCCTTTCTTTCCAGATTTATACCTAAGCCGTTCGGCGATGTATGTTATTTAATTATGTTGATATATGTAAAAGAGAAACCCACTTCTGTGGGAATCTCTTCATTCGCTTCGTTAGATTGAAAACGCCAGCTTCCAACGCTGATAATCTTCCATATAATTTTTTTCTATGCGGTTCTGCTTGTGCTCCAACTTGATTCTTCCGTTGAGCACATAAGTTCTGTCAGCGACAAAGTCTGTAGCTGCTTCTGAGAAATCGACCGGAATACCGGCTCGTTCTCTATCGTACATTCTGTAGAATAACCCCGACATCCATACTCTGTAGAAACTAAGTTGTTGCTGGGTGAGTCCATCTTCAATGGCTTTTGCTGATTTCTTAGATAGAATTGAACGAAGTGTCGCGGTCTTTTTTACTGCGCGAATACCACGCATCAAAGTATCGCCAGAAACTCTATCTCGTGTAATCGTTCGAGAGTAATTGGGATTCTTGTAGCAGAAGCTATTGAGTTCTGCTGCTTTATGGAACGCTGGCAGTGCTTCACGATAAAGCGGGACGTGCGTATCTTGATAGACAATTTCCATGTTGGCGAAGTCAATATCAGACGCTCTTACGAGAAGTGTATCATCTTCTTTGATGCCACCAAAAGCCATCCAATAATAACAACGGTAGGTGACATCGATTGTCTCTTCGCTCTCTTTGTCAAAGACCTCATCAAGAACACGTTGAAGATGGAGTGGACTTGAGACCATCTGCCGCCTAACTTTTGCTAACCCCGCTGCCTCAATATTAAGCATCCCATCGCAAGCGTCTGGAACCTTCATGGCAATACACCATTTTACATACTCTTTTAATATCGTGAGAGACATCCACTGGCTTCTGGAGCGCAGTGCAAGTATCTCATCGATAGCTGGCTGCAGTTCTTCTCTGTCTCTTGTACAGAGGTCTGCATTCCACGAAGTTTCATACGGTTCAAACGCTTCGAAAACTGTTGTGGCAACGTTAGCCGTGTTGATACTCTTGGTATAGTCCTTAACGAATCTTGACTTTAACTCCGCATTGTACATAGCGAGCCTCCTACTTAGTATGTAGCATTATGCTGGTACAACAGCGTTTAGGGCTGCGGCTTTCTTCCACACAGCAAGCAGCGCTTCGATGTCCAGATAGGCGATTGCACCCGTCGCCAGCAAGTTTGCTTCGGCAACTTGCTTCATGTGCTCCTCTGACAACGTAGTGATGTACTGCCCGAGGCGTTCTTTAGACATACGCTCTGGGTTTTCGCAAAGAACCATGCTGTCTCTGCGAAGCCCACTATCTGCTGCTTTGATGATAACGTGTGTAGGTTGGTTCGTCTTTTTGAGCGAACTGGTAAGTGGGAGTGCGATGATGTTGGGGCTGTATGCATTCCCCATGTTGTTCTGGAAGACGACGCCCGGACGCCAACCACTCTGTTCGCTGCCACTGCCACCGAACTTCATCAAATACACTTCACCAATCTGTGGAACCCGTTCTTTATGATTCTGAAAACCCAATGCGCTAAACCCCTTAAATACAATTATGTTGATGGTTGGAGTATAGCACGCCCAATATGGCATAGTCAAGTCAATTATATAGACAACATCGAAAAATATTTAACCGGCTAACAGGGTATAGGTGATTTCTTGTTCTTTGTCGTTTCTACCTCCACAAAAAACTGTGAAAACAGTTCCAATCACGGTCATTTCAGTGTCTATCTCGACACAACGTACTCGGTCAAAACATAAGGTATTTGCTCCAGATTTCAAGCAAATCATATTGGGGTTCTCGCATATCAACATAACCGGGAATGATAACTTGAATTTGCATGGGTCTGAGACGCAATACCAACTCTGGTTCTCTGTGTAAAAGGAAATCTGCTGAGGCTTATGGTTTTCACAATACTCTTTAAGTTCCTTGACTGAGACTATCTTCTTCATCCTGTAGTAAAAACCTCCATTGATTTACGAGAAATCCCGTGTTATACTACAAGTGAGTCATTGCTGAGTGGTGTCAACGATGACTTCGACCTGTCGTTAACGGGTCGTTGCACGCTGTTATTACGTTGGTGTTCATGGCAGTGTGCGTTTCGTGGTAGCTCGTCTATATTGGCGAGCTACCTTTTTTTAATTATTGACAGAAACAGTTGTTTGTGTTAATCTGTCAATAGAAACAGTTGTTGCGGTTTTATGCTACCACAAACACAGTTGTCTGTCAACATCAAAACTTGGGCTATTTTTTTGGAGGACTTTAACATGGACTTCGGGCAGAGGCTAAAGAGCCTTCGTGCAGAACGGAACCTCACACAGCAAAATCTTGGAGATGCAGTAGGTGTTTCCACAGTTACAATTCGCGCTTGGGAACGCAACGCTAAGAAACCCGCAATGGATGCGTTGCTTTCTCTCGGGCGGGCTCTCAATATATCGATAGACACGCTACTGGACTTCCATTTGGAGAACACACCAAACTACGCTTTGGTTCTCACTTCTGCCGAAAAAAAACTTTTGTCCAGCTATCAAGCTCTTGACAACTATGGCAAAAAAACAGTTGACGCAATCTGTGTACTTGAGAAGGAACGGGTCGATGCCGCTAAAACAATTCGTGTCATTCCAAAGGTCATAGATTTTCAGCAGGTCAACAGCGAGCGATTCATTCCACGCTATACTACTCCATCTGCTGCCGGTAGCTCTGTACCTCTCGACGGGGTTGATTTCGAGATGATTCTTGTTGATAGCTCCGTACCAGAGGAAGCAGACTACGCTGTTTACATCCAAGGTAACAGTATGTACCCATATATACATGATGGTGATATGGTATATGTAAAAAAAGACGCAGAGCTTTCAGTTGGAGATGTTGGCATCTTCTGTGTCGATGGAGCAATGTATTGTAAGCAATACTATCTTGATGATAATAACAATCTGGTTTTGGTTTCTGCAAATCCAGAGCTTCGCCATACAAACATCTTCGTCTCAGCCGACAGCGGACGTTCTGTAAAAGCCTGCGGTAAGGTGTTGCTGAAAGAAAAAATTGACCTTCCAGATTATTTGTTTGAGGATTGAAAAAGTAGGGCTCACGCCCTACTTTTTATAATTCCCAATGGATATTGCCTGCTCCATATTTACCGATTGATGGGACAATAAACTCATTTGGCACACCATGCTCCTTTATGGCTTTCGCACACCAGATAAGAACATACGCCGTCAATGGAGAGTCTGCTGAGATACCACTTGATATTACACTGGGACTGTAAGACGCGCTTCTGTCTGCGTCATAGCCCAAAATCTTCCCGCGCTTTGCCATCATAATTCTAAGCGCGTTTTCTGAGTTCTTCATGCATACTTCTCGCTGGACTTGCTCGTGATACTCTGGCGTCCATCCTGCTTTTGGTTTGCACCACCGTTCTTTTGGAAACAACTCGCAAAGTTGCTTACCGGCGAAGATTCCCTCATATACAGGAGCAACTTCCTCAGAAACTTGTTCTTTATTGTCTGGATTATGGATAAAGCTTTTCAGTCGCTGCTCAAGGCTGCGGTCTGTCACTACACTTTTCCACTCCGAAATTACCTGCTGTTTCTTGTCATACGCCTTTCGAGTGTTCCTCACTGCGTTTTTATCTGACCCAAATTTAATGAGCAAGATAACTCCGAGAATCACAGCAATCACAAGTTCCATAAAGCCACCACTACATCAGCCTAACGCAGACTGGATATGTCCTTTCGCATCATCAATCTTTTCGAGCGCATCACTGAGACTATCAACCGCATCTTCCATACGCTCAAACTTCTCTGTTCCTTGCAAGTTTTCAGGATAGTTATCCATACAGTCTTGCTCACTGTCGCAGACTGTTTCCACAATGGATGCAGCATTGCTCAGCATTTTCAAGGCGTCTCTTAGCCGCCCTCTTCTTTTCTCATTCACTCATACGCTCCCATACATTCGAAATGTTCAACTCAATTTTGATGAACTCTCGACCCTGCTTTGAAAAGCTAAAAGAGTTCAGTTTCGTAATTAGCTTGAAGAACCCGTTGGTTCTTCCCCCATGAAGCTCAAGCTCATCACACACAATGACAATACGGAGTGTCTTTGTTTTTTCTTCAATATCTGCATGGACACTTTCGCATTCAATTTCAGATACCAACTCATCCACGCCATCACAAATCTCATCGATTTTAGAAAGCATTTCTTCTGAAATCTTATAGTCGCGTCCAAAGACCTTAGAACCATCGCTAATCAACTCCATGACGGAGTCTTTGCAAGTTGTGTACTCCATTCCAGCCTCCTCTTATTCAATCGGTTTAGTGAGACCGTGG